CGTAGATATCTTGGCCAATGAAGCCCCTGCTGTGAGGGAGAAGTGAAGATAACAGAAAAACAATTTAGTTTGCAGGTCGAAAATCTGCTGGATATTTTCCACTGGCGGTGGACACACTTCAGGCCAGCCCGTACCGAACACGGGTGGAGGACGGCTTTGTCTGGCCACGCGGGCTTCTTAGACTACATCGCTGCCAAGAATGAAAGGTTATTGATTTTTGAACTCAAGAGTGAGAAGGGAAAGCTCTCCCCTGCACAGAAGGAATGGATTGAAGCCCTGGAGAAAACTAAGGCGGAAGTATATATCTTCAAGCCTGAAAATTTTGACGAGATTGCGGAGATATTAAGATGACGAAGAGAACACCGCGCCAGGAGCAGGAACTGCTTTTGATTGAGAAGTACCTTGATATTGTGAAAGAGGCTGGCTTTGGCGAGGTTACTGTGAAGGTCCAAAACGGCCATGTAGTACATATTAGTCATACTGCACAAAAAGGGTTAAAATTATAATAACTAAATAAGGGCTGACCAGAAAGGAGAATAAAAACTGATGATAGAGCGGACTGACCTATATCCTTATTGGAAGTGCCCGGATTGTAACCACATTAACCGATATACGGACACATTCGGGGAAGTGTGTTCTAAATGCGGGAGACGCTCAGATGATTGGCAAAAGTATATTGTGGAATGTAACACGGATGAGTTAGAATTTATTGAGGGTCGCCCTATCTCCGGGTCTACCTGGATACAGTTTAGAAAAGGAATAATAGATATGATACTCCGACGGTTCGGTCCGCCACCGAGCATCATAGGTAAAGATAGAGAGAAATGATGGAGTCAGGATATTATTGGGCTAAGTGGAAAATGTCCGAACTAACAGTTGTCGGCATTCAGGAAGAAGAATGGGAAATCGTGGAAGTCGAATCGGACAATTTTGTTTGCAGATGTGGCGATGACGAAGTTTGGGATATATCCTATTTTGAGTTTGGAGACAAGATTAAAAAACCGTCTTAACAACTAAATAATAGCTGGCCTGGCCCGGAGGGAAACTGACCGGGCAATACAGGAGGCGAACTTTGAGGCAGAAATGCCCGGGTTCGCCTCTTTTTATTTCTGGATTATCGGGGTTCGATAAGGTGAAGATATGAATAGAACAACCTGGCCTTTGTGGGAATGTCTCAAGCCGGAGCAGCTGGCGAAATTAATTATGCTGCAGTGGAAGCTATATGGCACCAGGCTTGAGCTCCTTACCCATCCTGATTTTAGCGGCATCGAGAATTTGGAGGAGATAGACCGGCTGATGCGTATTCCCACCAAACAGGGACGGCCAATAAGGTGAGCAAGGAATGGTACAGCCCCCCCGAAATATGGCGGCACTTCTATAAGGCGCAGATTATCTGGCTGATGCAGGAGGTGCTGGGCCGGGGTGAGTACCCGCCATCCCCGGAGGAGACGGGCTACACTGATGCCCCTATTGGGAAAAGCGGTGTCTCTTACCATGCCGCTTTCGAGGAGTTCAGTATGCTTTTATCGGAACTGGAGGAGAGGATTAAGGCCTGCGGCCAGCATGGGGAGATGGCGAAAGCCCGGCACTGTGACGGGTGGGATGATGAGCGGATAGCCCGGCTCGCTCATTGTGCCCCCTGGAATGTAAACCGTTCGATAAAGCAGGCCATCTGGTATATGACGGGTAGTGACCGGCGCCCATGCTCTTATCAGAAATGGCAAGAGTGCGGCTGCCCCAGGTGGAAGGACTGTAAAAAGTGCGAAGATTTCTTACGAGTGAATACCCCTTTTGAACGTAAACAGGTCTTAGCTTCGGGTCTTGACAAATCAAGTATAAAGTGTTAAATATTAGACAATAGCCTATTAGTGTGCCCACCGACCAACGGTGGGTTTTCTTTTTGGGGCAGCTGGGGAGAGCCTTAAGGTGACACTCCTCACTGCCCCTTACTTATTCCCATTATTTTTTGAGAAATAATCAATGGCAGGAAGAAATACAAAACTAACCCCGGTGCTCCATAAGAAGATAGTCAAGTTGCTCCGTGGGGGCAATTACTTCGAGACGGCCTGTAAGAAATGCGGCATCACCCCGAAGACGGCTTATAACTGGCTTAAAGCCGGGGGGAAAGCCAAGGGCGCAGAATACCACACTTTTTACCTGGCGGTGGAGCAGGCAAAGGCAGAGGCCGAAATCGAACGGGTCCAGCGCATCCGGAAGGCCGGCCGGGGCGGGGCACTCATCAAGCGGGTCACCTATACCAAGAAGGACGGGACTGAGACGGTGGAGGAACACTTCGCCCGCCCGGAGTGGCAGGCCGATATGACCCACCTGGAGCGGCAGTATTTCGACAGGTGGGGTAAGAAAGAGAAGCACGAGTTTACCGGAAAGGATGGTAAGCCGATAGAGGCGGAGATAGATGCAAAAGGAAAACTCCTTGATGCACTCAATAAGTTTGCTGCCGGAGCAGGAGCGGCGGAAGGCGATAAACCGGCTGACACAACAGGAGGCTGAGGCTCTCCTTTACGACTGGGAAGCCTGGGCCCGGCCGAACCAGCTGCCACCGGCCTGGGCCTGGTACATCTGGCTTATCCTCAGCGGGCGGGGCTTCGGGAAGACCCGCACCGGTAACGAGCTGGTTATCAGGTGGGCCAGGGAAGGCTATAACCCCATAGCTCTGATAGGCCAGACCAAGGCCGATGTCCGAGATACCATCGTCGAGGTCGGCGACAGCTCCATCCTGAAGATAAGCCCGCCCTGGTTCTACCCGGAGTACGAGCCCTCCAAGCGCCGGGTGATCTGGCCGAACGGGGTACTGGGCATTATCTACTCAGGGGATGAGCCGGACCAGCTGCGCGGCCCGCAGCACGCCAAAGCCCTCGTGGATGAAATCTCGAAGTATAAGTACCCGCAGGATACCTGGGACAACCTGATGTTCGGCCTGCGGGTCGGCACCAACCCCCAGGCGGTGGTGGCAACTACCCCCAGGCCCATCAAGCTGATTAAGACACTGCTCAAAGACCCGAAGACAGCTATCACCCGGGGGCACACGATGGATAACAAGGCCAACCTGGCGCCGTCTTTCCTGAAGTATATCATCGAGAAGTATCAGGGGACACGGCTCGGCCGGCAGGAGCTGGACGGGGAGGTGCTGGACGATAACCCCGATGCCCTCTGGAAGCGAGACAGGATTGACGAGCTGAGGGTCAGGCAGCACCCGGACCTGACCCGGGTCGTGGTGGCCATAGACCCGGCGGCCTCGGACAGCCCGGAGTCGGCGGAGACGGGCATTATCGTGGCCGGCGTTGCGATGTTCAACGGGCAGTTCCACGGCTATATCCTGGATGATTTAACGATAAGGTCTTCCCCCAGCGGCTGGGCGACCGCCGCGGTAACCGGATACTACAAGCACAAGGCCGACCGGATAGTCGGCGAGGTCAATAACGGCGGGGACATGGTGGAGCACACGGTCAGGACAGTTGAAAAGAACGCGTCCTATAAAGCCGTCCATGCCAGTCGTGGTAAGGCGGTCCGGGCGGAGCCGGTCAGCGCCCTCTACGAGCAGGGGCGGGTTCACCACGTCGGGTTCTTTGCCGAACTCGAAGACCAGCTCTGCGAGTGGGTGCCCGGGGGCACCTCGCCGGACCGGCTCGATGCCCTGGTCTGGGCTCTTACCGAGCTGATGATTGAAGAGTCCAAGCCCCCGAAAGAATTTATGATAGGAGTAGCGGCTTGATGTTAAATGAGCTTAGAAGCAGGATAGCCATAGCCCTTCTCCCGAAGAAAAACGGAGAGAAGGCAGTCAACACCGCGGCCTTGAATCCCTTCCAGATTCTCTCCCTGCAGTATGCCAGCGTCCCGGTCTATACCGATATGACGGTGAGGAAGGCAACCCGCGAGGGCTATAAAATCAGCGTCTATGTCTACCGCGCCGTGAGGACGATTATCCAGGCGTCCTCGGCCATTCCCTGGGTCATCCTGGACAGCAAAGGGGAGATAATAGAAGGGCACCCGCTGGCGAAGGTGCTACGGAAACCCAACCCGGAGTTCTCGGGGCAGGACCTGATGGAGTTCCTCGTCGCCCACCTCGAGCTGACGGGGAATGCCCTCTGGCAGCCGATAATCGTGGGAAAGCAGGTCAAGGAGATCTGGACGGTGATGCCCGACCTGGTGCAACCCATCCCCTCGGATGTCCCCGGTGAATGGCTGAAGGGTTGGCAGGTGACCAGCGCCGGAGGCGGCCAGCAGGTGGTACCCCCGGGCCAGTTCGTCCACTTCATGATGGTCGACCCTGGCAACCCGTATTGGGGCATGGGGCCGCTGCAGGCAGCCGCCCGGACCATCGACACGGACAACGAGGCCCAGGATACCCAGAAGATTTCAATGCAGAATAGAGGTGTCACCGACGGGGTCTTCACGCATGAGACTCCGCTGTCGCAGGAGCAGTTCGAGGAGGCACGCCGGCAAATAAAGGAATACTTCCTGGCTAAGAGCAGGAGACGCGAGCCCTGGGTGCTGGGCGCCGGGGCCAAGTGGAACCAGATGTCCCTGACCGCTATCGAGATGGACTATATCGCCTCCAGACTCTCCGGGAAGCGTGACATAGCCGGGGCGTTCGGGATAAGCCCGATATTCCTCGGAGATTTAGAACAATCGTCCTATAACAATATGATGGAGGCTCGCAAGGCTCTCTATGAAGACGTTGTCATCCCGCTGCTCGACGATATAAAGTCGACGCTCAATCTCAGGCTGGCCCCGATGTACGGGGACATTACGATTTCGTATGATACCTCCAAGGTGGCCGCCCTCCGTGAAGACTTTTCCAAGAAGGTGGAGCAGGCCAAGAACTTGTGGGCGATGGGGGTCCCTTTCGACCAGATAAACGAGAGGCTGGAGATGGGCTTCAACGAGTTTACCGGCTGGGACAGAGGCTATTTGCCCCTGACCCTCTTGCCGGCCGGAGTTCCTACGAAGGCAGGAGTCAAGGCCGCCGACCTGGAGACAGAAGAGGCCAAGGCCGCTCAGTGGAAGAGAATAGACCGCCGGCGCGTCGCCTGGTGGGGAGTGGTCAGCGGGAAGGTCATCCCGCTCTATGAGGCCGAGGCCAAGGCGATAGAGAAGGCGCTGAAGGGCATCAAGGCCCAGGCCGACCTGGAGAAGGTCATCAACGGGGCTATCGATAGCATGGCGCCGGAGTGGGAGAAGATGATGACCGCTATCCTGGGCGCTCTTATCGAGGACTTCGGGGCCGTAATCGCTGAGGACTTCGGCGGGAAGTCGGCCGGCGGTGGAGAGGCGAAGTGGACATTTGACCCCATGAGCCTGGCTGCCGTGGCCTGGATGAAGAAGAACGGCGCCGCCGACGTGAAGAGCATCCTGGATACTGATAAGGCCGAGATGAGGGCCGTCCTGGTGGCCGGGCAGGAAGAGGGCTTGAGCACCGTGCAAATCGGCCGTAATATGCGGCAGTTCTATTCAGACCGGTCGCCGTATAAAGCGATGAGGGTCGCACGCACGGAGACATCTCATGCTGCTGGCTTCGGGCAGCGTGAAGCTGCCAAGCAAAGTGGCGTGGTAAAGAGAAAGCAATTTATCACGAGCAGAGACGACCGTGTGAGAGATGAGCATGCTGCTATGGATGGTGAAACAGTAGATTTTAACGAGCCTTATTCCGATGGTTCTATGTATCCTGGCGAAAACAGCATTAACTGTAGATGTGTGGAAGGGTATTTGACTAGATAATTTAACAGGGAGATAGCGCAATGCAAAATGGCTTATTTGAGAAGATGATAGACGAGGCTGCCGAGGAAGTCGCCAACAAAGGCTGGAAGGGGGCCGACCAGAATGCCGTGACCCTAGCAGCGTTCGGCCTATTATATAAGCTGGTCAGTAACAGGATGCACAGTATCTCAAAGCCCTTCTGGTGGGCGGCCGGGGTTATCGGAGCCGGCGTCCTCTGGTACATAGTGAGCAACCTGATTGGCATGGTAACAGGCAACGGTTAACTGAAAAGGGAGGTCAAAATGAAACCGGAACACAAGACAGTCAGCTTTGAAATTAAGGAAGTCGACGAGGAGACGGGGGTTTTCACGGGCTACGCAGCTACCTTCTCGAAAAAGCCCGACTCATACGGCGATATTATCGAGCCCGGCGCGTTCGCCAAGACTCTCAAGGAAATGGGCAATCGGGTAAAAATCCTCTGGAATCACAACACCCTGGAGCCGATTGGAAAGCCCGAGGAGCTGCTGGAGGATGATAAAGGCCTGTTCTTTAAGGGCAAGCTGAGCCTCGGTGTCCAGCGCGCCAGGGAAGTCCTGAGCCTTATGAAAGACGGCGTCATCACCGAGATGTCTTTCGGTTACGATACCATGAGGGAATCGTGGCAGGACGGCACCCGGCATCTGCAGGAAATGAGGCTGTGGGACGTGTCGCCGGTCACCTTTGCCGCCAACCCCGAGGCGGTCGTGCTGAGCGTCAAGAAGGCAACGACCTTCGCCGATTTACCCCTGGCGGATCGTGAGGACGAGTGGGATGCCACCGCTGCGGAGAAAAGGGTCCGCGCCTGGGCCGGCGGAGAGGATAATCTAAACTGGAATAAATACCGCCAGGCCTTCTACTGGTACGACGGGGAGAGCCCCGAGCTGTTCGGGAGCTACAAGCTGGGCTTCGCCGACGTGGCGGGGAGCCGGCTCACTGCCATCCCGCGGGGGATCTTCGCCGTGGCCGCGGTGATAATGGGCGCCCGGGGAGGAGTCCAGATCCCAGACGAGGAGATGTCGGCGGTGAAAGCCCACGTCGAGAAATATTACGCCAAGATGCGGAAGGAATTTGACGACGAGGAGATAATCGCCCCGTGGAATAAGGCCGAAACTTTTAACTGCGAATGTGTCGATTGTGGGCACGAGCTCATATCTGAGAAGCACTGCAGCGATACTAAATGCCCGGAATGTGGAGGTGAGATGAGAAGGGCTGAACGCCCTGGCCCAGGAAAGGAAAAATCAGGGCGTGTCTTGAGCGCCACGAACCTGGCGAAAGTCCAGGCGGCGCTCGCTGCTCTCCAGGCACTTCTCGAGGCTGCTATAAGTGAGTCAGAGCCGGAGAAATCCACTCAGCTCGCGGAAGCTACCAAGGAA